CATACGCAGATGCAGACGCTGTCACTGGCGTGGGCAAAATGCGTATGCTTAACGGCACACAGTATCTGGAATGTCAGACAGTGAAACCTGTGAAGTTAAGTTCTAGGTCTTCTTGATGTTGTTCAGCATCTGTTTGAGTCTGCTACTGTCCACTGTGGCTGTGATCTTGCCAGGTTCATTAGCTTTGACTGCATCTGTGTTGGGCTTTACCACACTTCCAGTCTTGAGACTGTCATAGATACTGCTGCTCTGTTTCTTAAACTGCTGATACTCACCATCTTCAGCCAGATCTCTGATACGCAGACTGTCCACATCAAATTCCAGGTCCACCTTCTGGCCCACGCCTGAACTACTGCGTGTCTTCATGATCTGTATCTGATACTTGCCATGTTCTCGCATTGCTCGACTGGTAAAGATACCAAACAGGTTATCTGCTGTATTGATCTTACTGATACCACCTGAGATGTGGCTGTGATCAAACTCCACTTCTTCCACCCTGGCACGATTCAACTGACTGGCTGTGACCAGCAACACATCCATCTCCTTGGCAAAGTTGCGTATCTCTTCACTCACATACTTGTCCTTGACAAACAGGTCGCTGGCACTGATCTTGGTACTTACGGGCATCAGCAGATCCAGATAATCGATCATGACAAAATCCACACGCTTGCCAGTCCTGATTTGCAACTCTTTAACATATGATCTCACATCATTGATGGTGCTCTGTGCTGGCAGATATTTGATCTGGAACTTGCCTGATTTTTTGGCCAGCATCAGTACTTTCATATCCACCGTTTCCAGATCTCTGAAAATATCTCTACTGGGCACACTGGTCAACATGCTGTCGATACGCATACTGGTCAGTCCTTCACTGAGTTCCAATGTGATATAGACGCCGTTGAGACCGGCCAACATCCAGTTACATGCAATGTTCTGCATGAACAAGCTCTTGCCTGATCCTGAACCACCAGCAAAGATGTTGAGCTCTCCACGATTGAATCCACCAAACAGTTTCTTATCCAGTGTGAGCCAACCAGTACTGATCTGTCCGTTGCCGTCTTTCAATTTCTGGAGCCTGCTTATGGGGTCAGCAAAGTAATCAGTACCCATGTCCTTGGTCAGACTGATCTGTACAGCATCTTTGATCAGCTTCTCCACCGGATCAAAGTCACCTTTTTCCAACAGATCTGCTGCTTTGAGGATTGCTCGTTCCAGTTCCTTTTGTTTGGTAAATGATTCGAACTCTTCCATGAACCAGTTCTGATGGTCATCGTTAAGTCCTGGTATCAATTGGAAGTTGTTGCTGGTAACAGCATTGATCTGTTCTGGCACTGGCATAGTGGTATGTTCAGCACAATGCGTCTTGATAAACTCTGCCGCAGATTTAAGGCTGCGATCAAAGTTTCCAGGATTATAGATGTTCTGTACTCTGACATAACTCTGGCTGTCACTGAGCATCATCTCAATAAACAGCTTCTGTACATCAGTTCCAAATTCTTTTGCCATAAATTATAATATACACTCTTTGTTGAGCAATGTCAAAACCATTTGCGACTGTGCAAATTTATTTTCAATTGATTGTGTTGAACACTGTTAATTATGCTTTTCATTGTGAACAATCTGCCATATCGGACACAAGCATCAGCCACATCTTTAACACCGTCTGCCCAGTCTGGAAAAGCCACACTCCATCCATACTTAACAGCAGCATTAACCATAGCCCTGCCAGCAGCATCACGATCAGGTACAACGATGATGTCACGGTCCAGACTCTCGATAACCTGTGCTTGCACAGCATTGATCTCATTGCTGCAAACGCCAATGGCGTCGATACTAACTGCATCCAATAATCCTTCTACTACAATTACAAACTTGCGATCAGTGGTCTGACGATCATATCCCCAGATCATATTAGCTGGGTAATTGCTCAGGTATTTGACCCGCTTGCTTTCGCCAGCAAAAAGTCTGCCTGAATAACCCACAGGTTTGCCTTGCCAGCTAAATGGCACAAGTATACGGTTACGCAGGCCCGGATCATCTGTCCAGTGTATGAGATTTAACTTGTCACCCAGTCCACGGCTGTCCAGATATTGGATAGCCGCCTCCAGACTGTCATAATTTAATTCAGTGATATGCCCATCGTTGAGCCAGCTGATAATGGGTCTGCCTGGGCAGGGCTCTCTGGCTTCATATACAGGCAGTTCAGCTTTTTCAATGACCACCTGATTTTCTGGTGTTTGTGTACTGATGGCAAACAAAGCCAGTCTGTTGACTGTGTCTTCTGCCATGCCCATCCACTGCATCCAGCGGCGCATCTTGTAGCTGAGACGACGACCAGGTTGCCAGCCAGTGCTGAAATGGCAGTTGAAACAATGATAGGTAAACCCACCTTCAGGGGTTTTCATTATGCCACCGCGACCACGATCATCTGGCCGTTGACCATTGTGCTGGCAACACACAGCGTTAAAGCTGATCCAGCCAGATGGTGTTGCCTTTTTCTTCCAAGGCAAGTGAGCTAGGATTTGATCAGTGATTTCCATTTAACCAGTATAACACAGGTTTATGATCTGTACAAGATATAGTTTACATCACCGCTGATGCGGGTAATGACAAATCTCACAGCATTGAACTTGCCCTGGAAGGTCATATAGTCACTGCCATAGAAGTTGACCAGTGTGGCTGTGGCAACTGTGAACCAGATGTCTGGTGTGATGTCCATGATGTCAGCATTTTGCGTGGCTTGTACTTGTATTGTACCAGTGAAATCTGTGCAGTTATACTGAGCAGTCTGTAACACAGCACGACTCTTGCTGCGATCCAAGTTCTGTATTACACTGGTGTGTGCCACATTGTTCACATAGTTTAATATGGCAGGTTTGACGCTGGGTTGGAATTCGCCATAAATGCTGTCGTGTACACGAGCTTTGCCCTGTGCCTGGTAATTGTCATCAGCATAAACCACCTGTTGTTTACCTTCAGGATTGACCACAATCACACTGTAGGTGTACATGCCAGCTTTGATATCACTGAGTATGCTGTCTTCCAATATGGTAGTCATTGTACCAGTGGATTCCCACACAATGTTTAACTGGCGACTGAACAACAACTCTCTGGTGGCACTGTCAGTGAGGTTGAATACCACTGTGTGATCTCTGAGGTTTACAGGTTTTTGATCGTTGTTGCGGATTATCAGTTGAAAGCGATTCTCAATGCCTTTGTATAAATGTAATGGTTTGGCGTACACTAGCTGATTCTCCCTATAGGGTGAAAAGTCAGCATTTTTAATTACAGTAATGTTTTGTTTATATAAATATCCTGCTATTGGCTGCACTTTTTAGGACCCTCTTTATATTTATTATGATTTCAATTGAACAAATGTTAGAGCAATATCCGTTTCTCAGTTATATCAAATACACTCATTCTGACTATATCGGTGTAGTACAAAACTACGACACTGATTTAATAAGCATGTATGCATTTAACAAGCTGAGAACTGAGGATCACAAGATTAAATTTCTGGAACAAGCAGACATATGGTGGTGGGAATCAAATAGACAAATACCCATTAACATATTTCTCAAAAACAGTTGGACAGATCTCAGATACAGCATAGTCACACTCACATGCAAAGATATAAAAGAGCAGCAGGGTCATGTCGTCAGCATTGCCAGTCTGGCAGAAAAGCGTACCAAACGCCGTGTACTGCAATTAGTCAGGAAGATGTAAGCAGGTTCATGTGAACCATTACCAACTGAGCATAGCCATAGGCATGTGCTTTCTTGAAATAATAACCTTCCGCAGGCTTGGTCCATATCTCATCATTGATCTGCCGCCAGGTACGCCCAATTAAATATCTCTTACTGGGTCTGATTAGTGCCAGTACCATTGCCAGCTTGTCCATGGTGTCGGGGAAATGTTGCTGTAACAGATCATAATGATTGTTCACATGTATCAGCTTCTGAACAAATGACTGATCATGTAGCTGTTGCCAATCAGGTTCCTGTGCCAGCAACTGATCCAAATGTACGTTATCTGTTATCTGATTGTACACATGCACATTCAGGATATCCAACTTAACATAACCCAGCTGTTCAGCTATCTGATAGTCTATGTTGCACAATCCGGTTATGGGATTTGCTGGCACAGGATTCACATAGATGCCAGTGTTGTGCTTGGTTATTTTTGCATCACGATTAATACTGGCAGGTGTATGCTCGATCAGTTTTAACAACCGATCCCTGTCACC